GTTTGCAACACACGTAGTTGCTACAAACTCAACTATTGCTAAGTACGAAGCAGAAGCCGCTGAAAATCGAAACCTATTTCCATATAGGGGTACGGCAGAAGTTTTAGGGAATGCTACTCTTCGCCCCGACATGCCAGTGTATTTAAAAGGGGTAGGGGCTCACTACTCTGGATACTGGACTATATTGGGGGTAGAGCACAGAATTATTGAAGAGAGCCGCAACCTTCAAAAGTACACAACCGTCCTTCATTTAGGAACTGATTCCTTAGGGCAAGCGGTTCAATGGACAGATGGACAAACTATTAAAAACCCTGAGGGCTCTGGCATTAGATCTTTAATTCCTGGAGTTCGTCAAACATCTACACTGCCAAAGACTAAACTAAAAGCGATTTCCCCCAATATTGGGCCGCAGTCCTCTAACAGTTTTGGCCTAGCAACCAATAGAGCTAAACCAACTAACTCTTCTCCAGTTTGGGTTACTGACACGCTATCATTAGACCCTATAACTCAGCCGACGGTAAGTAAAAGCACTTACAGTAACCGTCAATTAAATAAAGTTCCTAGGAGCGTACTGTGAGCTACGACAAAAGATTTTATGGAATTTATGAGGGAGTTTGTACAAACAACCAGGACCCTGACGGCAAAAATAAAATTAAACTACAAGTACCTCAGATACTAGGGACAGAGGAGACAGACTGGGCTAAGCCATGTACTCCGGTAACTGATAACTCCAATCATCCGGACCATAACCCGCACATGGCAATGCAAATTGCAGCCTTGTTGTCTACCCCACAAGTTATCTCTTTAACTAGCGCGGTAACTAGCGGAGGATCCACTGTATATACATATCCTGCAGCAACCCAACTTGCAAGTGTAAATACTGGGGTGGCTGTTAATGGGGGGATCTACAATATAACTTCTGTAGCAACAGTAGTGCCCGGCTCTTCGTACTCTTTTACGTGCCCAGCCACACCATACGCCCCTACAACACTGGCCAACGGAACCAGCTACGCGTATTTGCCTTACCAACCAGTGATCCCTCAATCAAATGGGGTATTAACTCACCCCCATACAACCACTGTAAACGCGTCTAACTTATGGAATGACTCTTCGGGGACTGCTTTTAATGACGCAACCAGTACGTTTGAGCACACGCCACATCGTCTAGTCCCTAATATTGGGCAAAAAGTTTGGATTATGTTTATCGCTGGTGACCCTAATCACCCAGTCTGGCTAGGAGTTGAACTATGAGTATTACGCCAAAGGCTATCTCTTTACCATTTAGATTTGATGTTAATGGGGCAGTCTCAACCACAACAGACGAAAAGAAAATTATTCAAGACCGAGTGGTTTTAGTTCTTATGACCCTGTTGGGCGAGCGTGTTATGAGGCCTACTTATGGAACAAACGCACGGGCCCTTGTATTTGAGAACATGTCGGCGGTCCATACGGCTGTAGAACAGTACGTTCAACTAGGCTTCTCTGAGTGGCTCCCTTACCTAAGCCTATTAAAAGTGGACACAAGCTTAGACTTGGACACTAACTCAATGATAATAACCGTAAATTATAACTATGGCCCATCTACTACCCCAGTAACTGTGTCGATACGCACTGCTATACTTGACCGGACTGGAAACATCATTACGGAGGTCCCAAGTGTCTACTAATTACGTGCCGTCTATTGACTACACCTCCAGGGATTACGCATCTATTTTAACGGATATGACCAGTCTTATCCCAAATATTGCCCCTTACTGGACTAATAGGGACCCAGCAGACTTCGGCATCGCTCTTCTAGAATTGTTTGCATATATGGGCGATATCATTAATTATTACATTGACGTGTCGGCAAACGAAGCGCTAATAAATACAGCTAGTCAGCGATCTACCGTCCTTCAGCTTGCCCAACTTATCGGTTATACGCCTACTAATGCTACGGCCTCTACGGTAACAGTTAAATTTACCAACTCTAACACGTCCTCAGTTAATTCTGTAGGCGTTGTTAACGGGGTAGTAACTGTACCGGCGCTAACTCAAATAGCAACCTCTGCGGTAGCAAACTCAACAACATCTCAAATTATTTTTGAAACTAATAGCCCAATCACTCTTCAACCTGGAACAACAGCCACAGTATCGGCTACTCAGGGCTACACAATATCTAATGAGCAGGTAACAACATCCTCAACAGGACAGGCGTACCAAACATATGCTTTGTCCACCCCGTCAGTAATTAACATCTCAAGCGTGACTATTAATGGCGTTGCTTATCAGCAAGTAAGCTACCTAATTGACTATGCGGGTGATGCTGCCGTTTACGCGGTAACAACTGACGCTAATAATATTACTTACATTCAATTTGGAGATAATATCTCTGGACGCATACCTCCTACAGGGTCTCCGATCTATGTAACTTACCGTGTTGGCGGAGGCTCTATTGGAAATGTGGCCTCTAACACAATTAAATACATTACCTACTGGCCTACTCTTTCTCAAATTCCTGTGGGGGTTAGCGTAATCAATGATTCAACTGCAGCTACCGGAGGAGCAGATGCCGAATCAACTGATTCTATTCGTATCAACGCGCCCTTGAGTATTCGCTCAGTTAATCGAGCAGTTTCCCTTACTGATTACGCTAATTTAGCTATTCAAGTTAATGGCGTAGCAAAAGCAATTGCAAATGCAAACGTGTATTCCGCAGTTACATTATACGTGTGTCCATCGGGAGATCCGGGGGTTCTTGCCGATAACTACACTCCAAGCACACCCTTTAACAATGTGACCTCAAATATAAACCTTTACTTGACTGACAAGGCTCCAGCTAATACCACAGTTGTTTATCAGCCGCCTACGTATGTGGGAGCGTATATAATGGTAAGCCTCACTGTAAACCCACAATACACTCAATCCTCTGTTGTGGCTAACGTTACTGCCGCTATCAATAGCTTATTTAATATTGATAATGTGGTCTTTAACGACACTATTGCAGTATCAGATGTATACAACGCTATTGCGGCTGTTGAAGGAATTAGTACTCAGTCGATCCAAATGCTGGTTCGGGCAGACTCTGTACAAGCCTATCAAGTAACAAATGTTGCGTTAACCTCTAACGTAGCAACACTTACCGTAGGCTCGCATAACTTAACTGTTGGCCAAACTGTTATTGTTAATGGTGTTTCAGGCACAGGGTTAACTATCTTCAACGGAACTTATGTGGTTACGGCAGTAGCCGCTACAACCTTCTCGTACGCTCTTATTGCAACAAACGTGTCGTCTACTCCCGTTACAGGACCTATTGCTGCGGCACTTACCGTAGGTAATATTGTGTGCGGAGTAAACGAGCTACCAACTATAAGTGAACTAAGCGCTGCCGGAGCACCTCTTCTAACATCTACTAGCTTATATACCTTCCTTACCAATATCCAAAGTAATACCTCTAAAGGTACGGGAACGGTATTTATTAATGCTAGCGGAGGAATTAATAACTAACTATGTCTCGCTACGGATTTGATTACTATGCTGAGTCGTACTATGGCGCTAATAACCCTTTAAAGTTAAGCGCTCTTCCCTTCACAGCTACACCGGGAGCAGTTATTCCTATTGGTTCCTCTAGTAGCTACAGCAACTATGGAACAATAACCCTCAACTGGTCTAATCCTAATGGTCTTTGGTCAAACCTGGTCCTTGTAAGAAACGCATACGGGTTCCCAATTAATCCATATGACGGCGTTCAAATCTACACAGCGTATAACGATGGACATAGCAACTCCCAGTTCATTGATACAAGTCTTCTTCAAGGCGCGTTTTATTATTATTCTATTTTTCTTTTTAATACTGTCCAATATACATGGACTAACGCGGGCACTGTTATCGGCTTGTCGGTAAAAGACTTTAATAACTCCTCAAAGATGTACTCCTACCTCCCAGAGATTTACAAAATTACTGCTCCGTATACACCAACAACAGACTGGGATAACCCACTACTTAAGCAGTTCTTAAACAACTTTGCGTTCCAACTTGACTGGGATCAGACGCTTACTCAGTCTTTAGTAAACCGCTACAACGTGACTACAGTTAGTGGTCAACTTGTACCATCTATGCTTAACCAATTTGGTCAGACCTATGAAGCGGCAATTGGACTACAACAAAACAGAATTCTTTTGCGTGATAGTGTCGTCTTAACCAAACAACGAGGATCTAAGCAAGGTCTTATTGGTTACTTAGAGGATTTTACAGGTTGGGCAATACCCAACCCTAATCCTGAAGGAACGTTCTCTTTGGGATCTAATGGGCAGTATTTTTATACCCCTGCTACAACCACAGCTGCCCCTAATCCCTCTTTAGTTGGGTTAACCACTGGAGTTAACCTTATGTTGGATTATAACGACTCCTCTTTTGAAGAGGGCTTTGGTAGTTGGGGCTCTATTGATGGGACTGCGGACTACGATCAGCTGGATACTTTTAACATTGCTAGCGTGTCTCTTACATCTAATGTGGTCACACTTAACTTACAGAATACAAACGTTGTTTATACTGTAACAAGCGCTTCAATTACAAATAACGTAGCGACAATAACAACGTCGTTCAACCACAATATATTTGCAGGAGTAGACGTAACTGTATCTGGAGTGGGCTCATACTACAATGGACAACAGACTGTAACCTCAGTAACAGCAAATACTATTTCTTTTTTGGTATCAACAGCCAACGTCGCTCTCACTTCTGTGACAGGATCTGTAGTGCAGTTTGCTCACGTTTACGATGTAGGAAACTCGATTATAGTTTCCGGTCTTCCGTACCCCATTTTAAATAGCGGCACCACGCCGGTACAGGTAACAGCTATTACAGCTACTAGCTTAAGTTTTGTGCTTACCGCGTCAAATATTCCTTTAAGTACTGGGTACAACTCTTCTACCAATTCTTACGGAACAGTTGGCCCGTACCCTTCGCCAGCGGTATTCGATGTGTATGGGACTCTTAATGGGACCTATTCAACCTTGTGGCCCAATAAAAGCTCTGGCATATTTGCTTTATATAATACTTCTGCAAGTCAACAAACAATCAGTGCGTACTGTGGGGACTCAGCGCCAGTAACTAAAGGGATACCTGTTACTGCTAACAGCTATTACACCTGGAGCTTTTACTCTGCAAAAGGGTACGCAGGAACAGCTAGAAACATAACCCCAATTATTAAGTGGTTTACCCGTACCGGAGCGTACATTAGCTCTTCTTCAGGAACTGCTGTGTCAGACAATACAGTTACTTTTTCAAGTAGCTACCGCCCGTATGTAACTGAAAAAGCTCCGGCAAACGCGTACTATGCTTGCCCGGGACTTTCTGTAACCAACGCCGGTGGTAGCGCAAGTAATGAACACCACTTTATTGACGCATGTCAATTTGAACTGAGCTCTTTAGGGGCAACCCCAAGTGTATTTGACGAGGCAAGAAACCTACATATTACGTTTAAAGCAACCCGCATTAATGAACTGCTTAATCCTCATTTTGCCTTTACATCTAACTGGTACCCAACTAACGCAGCAACCGCACTTGTATCTTCTGCTACTCCGTCGCTCTCACTATTGCCGGAGCCCTCTCAGACTAGCTATTTAATTACTAATACCTCCATATCATCTGGCGTAGTAACTGTTACATTAAGTGAACCACACACCCTTCAAGTTGGAGGAACTGTATATATTGCTTCTGTATCTGGTACAGGAGTTACGTCCGCTAACTATCTTGGCTATAGAACTATTACAGGCGTGGTTCTTCCTTCAAATGGAACAACATATACAGGCTTTACATTCTCCGTATCTAGCAGTATTAACCAGGCTTCCGTGGTATCTGCTGGATCTGCATATAACGCAGGACACCAATTGCAAGTCACTGCTTCGGGAACATCTGCGGCGCTATCGTCTTGGGACGGGTCTACTACTTCGCAACAGACTCCGATCTACTACCCAAATAACTCTTACACATGGAGTATCTACGCCCAAGCAATGACAGCCGCAGAGTCTATACAAGCGTCCATTACTTGGTACGACACATCTCATACTATTATAAGTACTGCTACTGGAACCCCTGTCTCTGCGCCGGTTGGGTCTTGGGTTCAACCATATGTAACGGCAACTGCGCCCTCTAATGCAGCATACGCAACAGTAAAGGTTGCATGGACAACAACATCAGATAACAAAGTTTACTTTGACATGGCTCTTTTTGAGAAGTCGGGCGTACTACAAACTTACTTTGACGGCTCTGGGGGGCCCGGATTTAACACCGACTTTAGCTGGGAGGGTGGCAACCTAAACGCTGGCCGCAGCCACTTCTATAAAAACTTCTATAACACCAGGGCGCGTCTAGTTCAAGGGGTGGTTCATGGGGCTTTATTGTCTGGACAGACGGCCGCTGTCTACTTTGCACAACCCCAGACTTGATGTGCTAGCGTAGGCGCCCTCAGTTAGGGGGTCCCTATGGACAAGTACTACTTAGTGATCGCGGGAACTGGAGAGACCAGCCGCGCAAATGTAGAAGCACTCATTGAAGATTATATTTATGGCCACGGACAAGACGTTACCTTTGTTCTTCCGTATGAGAAGCGCCCAAGTCAAGGACAGATCTTTGCCGCGCAGTTAGCCAAGGACAAGAGCAAAGACATACTGCTCTTCTGTAAAGAAGACGCCAACTACGAAGGCATCCCTTCATCTTCAGTAAGCCACTCAGACCGACCACTGGATACGGCCTGCGCCAAATTAAAAGACACCAACATCGTGGCCTTTGTTCTAGTAGACGATGAAGACCCAAGCATCAACGAGACCCTCAGCGTGTTCTCTGAGTACAAGGTGCCCACCTTTGATCTGACCGAGGGCTTGATGCCGATCAAGTTCAACCCAGGAGCGGTCGAGGTAAAGACTGAAGTAGCCATCCCTGAGGCGGAAGAGATGTCCGAGCCAGAGGAAGAGGCTGAGGATGACCTCGATGACTTTGAGGATCTAGATGACCTTGAGGACGAGGAGCTAGCCGAGGACTTTTACCTTGGAGTTCAGGCTTTAGCTAAAATGATCGCTCGGGAGGTTGCGGCCGAGCTTTTAAAGGCCACAGAAACGCCCAAGAAGGGGTCTAGGAAGTGATATCAGCCCGCGCCCTAGGGGTCTACCTGTATTTACAGACTACAGAGGCCACAATAAGCGCTGAGAGCCTTTCTAAAGTTTTTTCCGAGGGTCGGGAAGCCATAGGCACGGCCTTGGCTGAACTCAAGGGGTACAACATGATCTCCTCCACCAAGGAGCGGATTGGCAACAGGATCATCACGGTCAACCGACTTGTGGCACCGGATCTCTGGGCCCCAGAAACCCGTCGTCTGATACTGCAGAATAAGCTGTATAGCAATTTAATACTAAATAATAATACATTTATAAGTAACAAAATAGGGTTTGGCGAAGCCAAACGGGGAGAAGAAGCGATGAATGATGAATGGCACTCATTAGGTCAAATAGATCAAGACCCCGAGGAGATGGCCGAACTCAAGCGCCGTGAGAAGGAACGCCGTGACCGCGAGTACCGCGAGACTCGCAATGCCAAGGCTGAGAAGCGGATGGCTTCCCATATCAACCGCGCCCCAGAAGACTGGTCAATAGATAACGCTGTCTTTGAGTTTGCCAGCCGCATGGTTCGGTGGGACATAACTCCGTGGGAAGGTTCACGCTCAGTCTTTAAGACGGCATACGCA